CGACCTTTAATCTATGGCCACTATACCTGAACGCATTGCGGTAGTTGAAACCAAAGTAGACAGTCTCAAAGAAGGTATTGATGATCTTAAACATTGTCTCGACGATAGCCATACCAAGATGATGAAACAGTTGGATGATTATCGTGAAGAAAATGCCCGAGACCATGCCAAAGTTATGAAACAGTTGGATGAACTGATGTTGTTCAAAAATAAAGGTATGTGGCTAGGAGGCGCGATTCTTACCTTATTAAGCCTTGTATTCGGCCATCTCGAAACCATAATCAAATATTTCCACTGATGACATTAAGCGTTCCACAACAAACTATCGCGAATGATGGCCATAGGTTCAAGGTTGTTGTAGCAGGTCGGCGCTTTGGAAAAACTCACCTGGCCATTCGCGAATTGTGCTATCACGCACGGGTACCTGAGCAAGAAGTTTGGTATGTGGCTCCAACATACAAACAGGCCAAGATGATTGTTTGGCGCAAGCTCAAAAATAAACTAACTGATCTCAAATGGATTCGTAAAGCTAACGAAAGCGAACTCAGCATCTTGCTCAAAAATGGATCAACCATAGCTCTCAAAGGCGCAGACAATGAAGACAGCCTGCGTGGAGTTGGACTTGACTATTTGATCATGGATGAGTTTGCCGATGTGGATCCAGAAGCGTTCTTTGAAGTGCTACGCCCTACATTGGCTGACAGAGAAGGTAAAGCCATGTTCATTGGTACTCCCAAAGGTATCACAAACTGGGCCTATGAACTGTATCAAATGGAACAGGAGTTCCCCGACGCTTGGAAGAGCTTTCAATACACAACCATAGATGGCGGACAAGTTTCAAAAGCTGAAATAGATGCCGCTATGCGTGATCTAGATGAGCGACAGTTTCGTCAAGAGTTTATGGCCACCTTTGAAACTTACAGTGGTCGTATCTATTACGCATTTGATCGCAAGGCGAATACCTACACAATGCCTGAGGCTGTAAACACAGATGTGATCTATGTGGGTATGGACTTTAACATTGATCCAATGAGTGCTGTGATAGCCATAAGGAGAAACGATGACCTCTATATTGTGGACGAAATTAGAATGTTCAGCTCTAACACGCAGGAGATGGCGGACGAGCTTAAAAGCAGATATCCAAAGAGTCGAATCTGGGTCTATCCTGATCCAGCCGCAAGACAGCGTAAAACTTCAGCAGGAGGAGCCACTGACCTCAGCATCCTCAGTAATAATGGATTCGTTGTCAAGGCACCCAACAGCCACACTCAGGTGCGAGATAGAATAAACGCTGTCAACTCTAGACTATGCGGTTCTGACGGTAAAAGACACCTCTTTATCGCCAATCAGTGTAAATACACTATCGAGAGTTTAGAACGACACACTTACAAAGAAGGCACAGTACAGCCTGACAAGGATAGTGGTTACGATCATATGAATGACGCATTGGGTTATTTGGTCGATTATTTGTTCCCAGTGCGAAGAGATACAAGTCAGTTCCCAGTGACTACACAGCGTTGGGGACATCAGGGCGTCTACAAAGGCCCTACAATTCAAGGAATGAGAGTATGAGTATAATTCAAATTGTTGATGAACAGCTGGGGCGCATTGCCAGTCCCAACAGATTCTACAACTATAACCGTGCCAACTGGCGCTTCTTATTAGTAAGCTATATGGGCGGTGAGGATTATCAACGCTATCAATTGCTCACTAGATATCAACTAGAAACAGACATGGAGTATGGACAACGCTTACAGCAAACCCCTCTCCATAACCATTGTAAGTCGGTCATCAATGTCTACAACAGCTTTCTATTCCAGGAAAAACCCGAGCGTGATCTTGGCACACTAGAAGGCCTTCCTGAAACACTAGCTTTCTTGAATGATGCGGACCTTGATGGCCGCGATCTTGATGCCTTTATGAAAGAAGTTTCAACCTGGGCCAGTGTGTTTGGACATTGCTGGGTATTGTTAAGCAAACCAGACATAGGTGCTATTACCAAGGCCGATGAACAGGCTGTGGGTGTTAGACCATATGCTAATATTCTATCACCATTGGTCATGATAGACTGGCGTTGGGAGCGTGATGCGACAGGACGCTACGAATTAGTGTATGTGAAATATGTGGAAGAAATCAACGGTTCAGTACAAACTGTTAAAGAATGGACCACAGAAACTATCACCACACATGAAGTCAACTATGACACTCGTGAAGAACTAGCTGAAACTGTAGTGCCTAACAACTTGGGCATGATTCCTCTAGTTATTGTTTACAATCAAAAAAGTCTTGTTAGAGGCTTTGGTGTTAGTGCCATACAGGACATTGCCAAGACACAACAATTTATCTATAATCAACTCAGTGAAGTAGAACAGGCAATCCGTTTAGACAATCACCCTTCGTTGGTAAAGACTAACGAAACTATGGCCTCAGCTGGTGCTGGCAGCATAGTTGCCATGCCAGAGAATCTAGATCCAGGCTTAAAACCATATTTGTTAGAAACTTCAGGCGCACAAATAGGCGGAATATATCAAAGTATTGACCACGCCACAGCCGCTATTGATCTAATGGCCAATACTGGTAGTGTTCGTGCTAGTGGACAGAAACTATTATCAGGCGTGGCAATGGCAACTGAATTTCAATTGCTCAATGCCAAACTGGCTGAGATGGCTGGTAATCTAGAAGACGCTGAAACACAAATGTGGGAAATATTTGCCATGTATCAGGCTAGAGAATGGACAGGCGAAATTAAGTATCAAGATTCATATGGTATACAGGACAAGAACGCTGAGTACACTAAATTACAAGTGGCCAAAGCGTCAGCTACAAGTCCAGATGTATTGGCCATGATTGACCGCAAGTTGATTGAATTATTAGCAGAGGACTTGTCAATCGAAGCCGCTGGTCCTAGTCTAGATCAAGAAGAACTTGATAGAGAAGTCAGCAACTACAATGTGGACGAAGTTGAACCCAGTGCCGCTGGACCTGCCACAGTGGATGACATGGGCAATATCAAATTAGATCTACCAGCAGGCAAATCTACATTGAGTATGCCCAATTTGAATATGAAGACCAGTGCCAAGACCACAGGTAACAAATTATGAAACCTCAAAAGAATGTGACAACAAATGCCCGGGAGCGAATCCGTGCTGGTACACAAATAGATACACACAGTGGCAATACTGTCCCAACAGACTATCACGCTAGTGAGATGAATCTATTTGCTGGACCTAACTATGAACCACCTATGGGACGACAAGGTGCGCCTATGATTGTGCCAGGTAAACCATTTACTGAGACTGACATGGGCAATCCAGCACAGGCCTTGAACTGGAATACCCGAGGCGAAATAATGCCTGAACAGAATGTAGACAGTTATGGTCCCAATAGCGACAAGATGTATGGTGCCTTACAAAGCGCCGCTCAAAAGAAATACAATTTCCCAGCAGGAGTGGATCCTGTCAAGAAGCCATTGTATGTAAACTGGCCACCGAAAGTAGGGCCAAATCCACTTAAACCAACTAAAGGAGGCTAATATGCCAATGTTACCAAACGGAAATAATCCAAACGCAAAACAACAAGAACAATTCGGAAATTCAGCAATGTTTGACGGAGTTCGTTCAATACCAAAAGATGTGAAACTGGCTATCCCAGAAGTCACAGCCGCTCAAACTCGTACTGATAATAAAATCGGTTCAGGACATGACTATAACCCAAGCTGGAGTCCAATGGAATCTGATGAAATGATCAAGAAGATTGATCTAGCTGAATTTGCCAATCCAGTATTTGAAGCTAAGAAATAAACCATGGTTACCAATCACAAAGTTCAGATTCACAAATGGATAGCTGGAAGGCTTGAAACCATTGAACGCTTCTTTACTCGTGAAGAGGATGCTCGTAATTACATGAAGAATGAACACCGCGATGGTTATACAACCAAACTGTATAACCGTCAGGGCGAAATACTTCATACTATGGGCGATCAGGATTCTAGCACATACGCTTAAGGAGATAGCAATGCCACTTATCAAAGGATACTCAGCTAAGACCATAGGTCAAAATATCGCCACAGAGATGGCAGCGGGTAAACCACACGCACAGGCTGTAGCTATCGCCTTAAACACAGCTCATCATACAGCCAAGAAGAAAGGTGTAGAAGGCCGTGTTCATAATCATATGACCAAGATAGCCCGAGGAAAATAATATGTCACTACAAGACTCAACAAAACGCCTTTGGGCCAACAACTTTATTCTCTATACCAAAGCACATGGTTTTCATGTGAATGTTCAGGGCATGGGATTCTACAGTAATCACAAGTTATTTCAAAAGGTCTACGAGGAACTACAAGAAGAAATCGATACTCTTGCGGAAGGCTTAAAAACTCTCCGTGAGGTAGTTCCGTTTAGTCTGGCTAGAATCATAGATCTAGCAGATATCAAAGATGAAACAGTTGCTCCCAATGCTGAAGAAATGGTCAAGATTTTATACCAAAATCTTGATACCTTGATCACAAATGCCAATGAAGTGTTTGACATGACTGGTGCTGACAAGGATTATGGTCTACAAAACATTGTGGCCGATTACCTACAGACCATTCATAGATTGTGTTGGATGTTGGAATCCAGTTTGCCAACACCTGAGCAGGACAAGTTCTGGGGCAAGTTAGGCAAGCCAGAAACACCAAGTGAAAGTTACAAATAAGGAGAGTATCATGGATACTAAAAAATCAGGCAAGTTCGAAGGTAAATCAAATGCTTTAGGTCATGGCGGTCGTGCCGCACAACTTAAAGCCGCTGGTGTACCCGCAGGAGTTATTGGAGCCATTGCTCGTAGCAAAGGCGCCGCTCCAGGACAAAAGAATTATCATGGCGCTCGTGCCGCAATGTCGCATAGCGTTCCAATGAAAAAGACAGGAAGAGGCGGTTAATTCTGCCATTTGATACCGGTCTTGGATCGGTGTTAATAAATAACATATTACTCTAAAGGGAGGCGAGAGCAACATGGACTCATACAATTCTATGGCAACACCAAACGCTACTGACGCGGCACTACAAGCTAGTGAAAGCCAGGCACAAGAAGCAAAGTCTTACACACAAAAAGAAGTCGATGATATGATGGCTCGAATGAAGTCCAGCGTATTGAAGAAAGCCACAAAACCTTACGAGGACTTGGGCGATCCTGAAGAACTTCGTCAATTGAAAGCTGAAGCGGAACAACGCCGTCAAGCTGAACAAATGAAGCGTGGGGAGTTTGAAAAGACTCTACAAGAACTTGCTTATAAAAAGGATCAAGAGATCCAAAAGAGAGACCACATTATTAAAGAATACAAGGTTAATAGTCCTCTCATCAGTGCCGCTGCCAAATACCGTGCTGTGAACGCTGATCAGGTAAAAGCTCTATTAGCAAACAATGTAAGATTAAATGATGATGGTGAAGTTGAAGTGGTAGATAATAGAGGAACCGTTCGTTATAATGACCGCGGTGAACCATTAGGTGTTGACGATTTAGTACGCGAATTTTTAGATTCGAATCCGCACTTTGTGTCGGCAACACCTGCTACAGTCAACAGTAGGAGCAATATCAATCAAGGTCCTAGTGAAGGGATTGATATCTCAAAATTAGATATGAGTCTAGCCGCCCACCGTAAGATATGGGCACAAGCACAAGCTCAAAAAAGAATATAACCTTTAAGGAAAATTAAAAATGTCATATCCATCAAACATTAATACCTCGCTTAATAGCGAACTGTTTGCCAACCTGGTTACCCAGGCGCAATACCAAGCATATGAAACATCAGTAGCTCGTCAATTAGTTACTGTGTTCGATGCTCCAATCCACTCTGGTAAGAACTTACAAGTGCCAGTTTGGGATCGTGTAACAGCTGATCTTATCACTGATGAGAGCTCAAGCCCAGCACACCAAACAAATACAAACGCTGCCACAATTAGTTTGGCTGAGCATGTGGTTTATCACCAAATTACAGACATGATCCGTGATAGTGCTTACAGCGATGTATTCAGTCAAATCGGTGATCAGTCAGGTCGTGCTATTGCTGAATCAATGGACCGCCAAGTGTTCAGTAACTTGGGTAGCTTTGCCGCTAACTATGTTGCTAATTCAACTGGTACTCCTGACCTAGGCGCTAGCGGACATGTATTATCAGTTAATGATCTATTGAAAGCGGCTGCTAGCCTACGCGAACAACGCTTGACAGGTCCTTTCTATGCTGTGGTTCACCCAGGTGCCGCTTACAGCTTGAAGAAGAACCTAACAACAACATTGCCATACAGTGGTGCTACAGCTGGTTCACAGTTGGGCAACCTAAGTGATTTGGGTAATGATGTATTGCGTGGTTTCTATGTTGGTACAATCGCTGGTATCGAAATTTACGAAAGTGCTTTAGTTAGCGTGTCAGGTACTGATGCTACTAACGGTGTATTTGCTCGTACAGCTTTGGGTCATGCTATGCGTGGTTCAATTGATATGAACACATTGTATCTACCAGCTTATCGTGCTACCGATGTTGTGTTAAAGGCTGTTGCTGGTGCGACAACTCTTAACCCATTACACGGTGTAACAATTACATCTACTATCAACATCGCTTAATAAGGACTGAAGATGGCCTTCATTACTAATAATAGCGGAACTGTAACAAGTTTCGCAGAATATCAGGATGTTCTTGACATGGACCAGCGTCTATTCGAGAACAACGAAGGCCTCACGGATGATATCGTTGAGGATCTTTTAACCAAGAGTACTCAACGAATCTTGTATGCTATCAAATACACTGATTGGTGGAGAGATTTATATCTACAGGAAACAGTTAGCCCTAGTTTTACCAGTGCTAGCGATGTTCCAGATGTTAATCCAAATCAAATCCTAGTAAGACAACAAGATTTCACTTATCTTTGTGTCTTTTACGCACTTTATTATTTTATATTGCCTAAGATCGCTGATTTTAGCAAGGAAGATAATGCTGAGCGTGCCAAGATTGGATTTTACCAACAGAAATACCAAATGTTGTTCGAGGAATTGATCAATGTTGGTGATTGGTACGACATACTGAATCAGGGTTCTATCACCGCAAGTGAGAAAAAACCTGGAGCAATGAGGTTACATAGAACAAGATGAGAACAGCTATTGTTGATTATCTGAATTCTAATAAGAAGGCTTTATCGCCAGCGATAGTGGCCACTACATTGCCGTATGTAAATGATCGTGATCCCATTTATATCAAGAATAAAAAACACATTTATGTGGATGTTGACCAAGTGAATCAAATCACAGCACTCAACGCTCTTGATGGTAGTGGGGCAACACAAGAACATACAAATATCCGTGCGTTCCTCGTTACAGATGCCAAGCAGGTGTTACCGAATTATGAAGCTATAGTACAAACTATAAAGGATGCGAGACTTACACCTGAGCTTAATGTTCAGGGCGTTACACAACGCTTAGTAACTGTTCAGACTCACTTTATGGAAGATGCTCTAGTTACTGAATTCTTGTTCCACTTTGTAAAATTAATACCACAATAAAAGGAAAAAATAATGTCATACATTAACCCACAACCAGGTAACTCGGTAACACAGATTGTCGTTAACATCGACCGTGCTGATGCCAGTACCATTACATTGACAAACGGAGTTCCAACTGCTATCGCCTTAGGCACTGGCAAGTTGTCAATTCCAGCGTTAATCGATGTAAAGATGAAAAACGCAAACGACATCCATTCTTGGAGTCAATTAGATAGTACAGCCAAGTATCAAGTTCCAACAACAGCAACTAACGAAATCTCAATGAATCTAGTAGTAGATCCAGTGGCATTCTTCGGTGCTGGTGGCTCAACAGGTGTTATGGGCGGATCTGGTGCTAGCGATACAGCAACAAACTTAGGTCTAGCCTATTTGTCCAAGTACAAGACTAAACTAGCTTTTGAAATTCACTTCCAAAGCGTAGCTAGTCCTACTACTGGCGCAAGTGGTGATGCCGCAACTGAGAATATCATTGTTCGCGGACAAGGATATATCACTGGATTAGAGCCAAGCATTACTGCTACAGCTCCAGTCTGGGTAACACCAATTAACATCATTGTTACTGGTGAATACATTTTCTCAGCAACCTAATAGTTGAATAGAAAGCACGATAAGGGCATTTCATGCCCTTATTTTGTTTCCCTGGTTAAATACAAAGGAAGAAGATTTATGGACCTCTTAGACAACAAAAGAGATGAAGATTTACTGGATGCTCTGCTTCCAGAAATTGCCAAAGCACAAAATGAAATTCGTTGTGCTCGCAAAGATTTAGAAAAAGCAACCAATAGAATGAGTTTTATTTTATTGATTGTAAACAAACTGATTGATAGAAAAAGGATTGAAAGATGAAATTAAAAGACCTAGCAAGCAAGCCCAAACTAATACAGGTAATTCTCGATGATGAGGATACTGTTGCCTCTTATGGTGAATCACTTGAGTTTTACACTTATGATCGCCAACCAATCCAAACATTTATGAAACTGGCCAGTACACAAGGTACTGACAATGAAGCCATGTTGGAATTGGTACGCAAGATGATTCTTGATGAACAAGGCAAAGAAATTATTACTGAAGAAGTCAGTATTCCTGGACCAGTATTAATGAGGGCAATTACCAAGATTGTAGCAACCTTGGGAAAGTAGTAAACGAGGACCACGATTGGAATGAAAAAGATATCTTTCTAGTTTTAACCATAGATGGTTTGGCTACAAGATATCATTGTTTACCCAGCGAGGCCCTTGAGAGAGCGGACACATTCGATCTTTATGTTATGGATGTGGCTACAAAATATAGACGGTATCAACAAGACTTATCCGAAGGCAAGGCTGTTGGTGCTAAAAAACCTGACGAAGCAGAAATGTTGCGTATGGTAGAAAGAGCAAGGAGTTTTGCCGGTGGGAATGTCAGTAAGTCCAAATAATTTGATAGTAACTTTCAAACAGCTTGATCAAGCTATTGATGCTAGTATGCCTCAAATTTATCAAAAATTTTATCAATTAACTCCTATCAAAACCGGCAATGCTAGATCTAATACCAGTTTGAATGGTCGTACTATTCGCGGTACCTATCCATATGCTGGTGTATTAGATGCTGGGCGTGGTTTTAGAGATGGTCAGATGCGTGGATCTACGCAAGCTCCTAATGGTATGAGTCAACCCACTATTGATTATGCCAAACAAATAATACTTCAAAAACTTAAAAGTGTAGGAATTTAATATGGCCGGACCAAATGATCTAAATGTAAATTTAACCATAGATGCCAGTATCTTTCAGAAAGGCTTGGATGATGCGGTCAAACAATTAAATGAATTCAGTGCCAAAGTAAAAGCCGCGGGCGATAGTGTTAATACCACTATGGTCAATATTAAGAAAAGTACTGATCCAGTTTCAAAAGCATTTAGTGAATTAGGTTCTACCATAGCGGCAATTGGCATTGGAACTTTTATTGAAAGTGTAGTAGAAGGTGGTGCCAAAATGAGTCGTCTTGCTGAATCAGTAAGTATGACTACCGAAAGTGTGTTGGAATATTCAAGAGCCATGAGTTCAGTAGGTAAAGATACTAACACTCTTGTGACCAGTTTTGGATTCATGGAAAAAGCTGTTGAAGGTGCTATTCAAGGTAACACAAGATTAAGAGCTGACTTTTCCGCATTAGGCATAGCTGTTACTGATTTTAATAAATTAAGTGCCGAAGAAGTCTATGAAAAAATCGCTAGAGGTCTTGCCGCAATACAAGATCCAGCCAGACGAGCCCAAGCCGCTTATGATATTTTAGGTCGTAGTGTTAAAGGTGTTGATTGGGTCAAGTATGTTGCCGAATTAGATAGAACAAAAGGTACTATGGCAGAAGCTGCCAGAGGTGCCGATGCTGCCGCTTCTGCTCTTTCTAGTATGGCCAAATTTATGAATGATGTTAAAAATGAAATCTTAACCATTCTAAGTCCAATATTAATGTTAATCAGTTATTTTACCGGCATCAGTGATGAGATGGGTGCTGCCAAACTTGTTGGTATTGCTTTGGTAGCTGTGTTTACTGTATTAACTGGTTATGGCATAGTACAAGGATTCATGTTATTAAAAACAGCCATTCAAGGTGTTGTAGTCAGTATGTTGGCATTAGAAACTACAATGGCACCCATAATAGGATGGTTTATTGCTGCCGCTGCCGCTGCCGCTACAGTATATGCGGTATATCAACGATTGACTGGTCAAGTGGATTCATTATGGGATGGTTACAAAAAATTAGGAAATGAAATCAGTGAAGGTGTAGCATCAGGTTGGAAAAAATTAACAGATTATGTTAATCAAAATACTATTGCTTTAGATAAAAATAAACAAGCTAGTTTACCGATATCAACTGAAAAACCAGTTGATCCTAATGCCGCTCATATAGCTTCATTAAACACACAATTGGAATTAATGATTGCTAATAATAAAATTGCCAAAGAAAGATTAGAAAAAGAATTATCTTTGGTAAGTGCCAGTAATAGTTATAAAGCCGCTGAATTAGAAAAATTTGATAGTGAAAGCAAACATAAAACTGAACTTATAAGATTACAGGGCGAAATAAACAAATTAACTGCTGAACAAGGCAAACAAGGTGTTGATCATAGTAAAGAAATAGCTATTCTTGAAAAGATGAAAGATGAAGAAAATAAACGCTTTGCCGGAACAACTGGAATTAAAGGCGATATCGTAGCTGGCACTGAAGCCAGAAAAGAAGATATTGCTTTATTAAATCAACAAGCTCAATTTGAAGAACAGATTGCTGAAATAAAAAGAAAAACTGCTGAATTAACAATGACTTCTAGTCAAAAAGCTCAAGCAGAAGTTGATAAAGAAACTACCAAACGCATTGATGCTCAAAGAAAATTATTTCAAGAAGCTAATGGACCAAATTATAATGCGGATACTGATCCCAAATTCTTAAAACAAAAAGCAGAAATTGAAGATTGGGGTAGAACTCAAAAACAAGTTGTTGCGGAATCTGAAGTCCAGGCAAGAGATTGGGCAACTGGGTGGAATGAAGCATTTGTCAAATATAAAGATGATGCTACCAATGCTTCATTAACATCCAAAAAATTATTCGATGATAGTACCAAAGGCATGGAAGATGCCATTGTTAATTTTGCCAAAACAGGTAAATTGAGTTTTGATACCTTGCTACAAAACATTGCCGAAGATATTTTGCGTAGTCAAATTAAACAATTATTTGCTGGACTGTTTACAGGCATTGGTAATGGTGGTGTATATGGCGGTAGCGCCGGCTCTGGCACAGCTCAAGGCGGAATATTCAGTGGTCTAGGCAAACTGTTAGGATTTGCTGATGGTGGAACTATTCCTACCAATGCTCCAGTTCTAGTAGGTGAGCGCGGACCTGAGCTTATCAGTGGCGCACAAGGAATGACAGTTACTCCAAATAATCAATTAGGTAATGGTGGCGGAATGACCAATGTGACCTATAACATCAATGCTACCGATGCTAGAAGTTTCCAACAAATGATTGCCCAGGATCCAAGTTTCTTGTATGCGGTGACCTTGCGTGGCCAA